GCAGAAGGGTCCACCGAACATCGGCGTCACTTCTTCATTGTTCCACCATGCATCGTTGATGCTGTTGGTCAACTTGAAAGCTTCTTCCATCTTCATCCGATCACTCAAGGCCTTGTCCACCTCGACCATCGCAATAGTCCGTGGCCCACCCGTTTCACCTCCCACTGGAATGTGAATGACAGCAATCTTTTCTTTTGCAAAAGTTTTCATCAGAGCATCAAACTTTTTATTAGGCATAATATCCTTCCTCAGTAAAATAACCAATTCCTTTCTTGGCGTCAATTTCATTACCATCTAACCAAGTGTAACCACCTTCATCCCACCTAACCTTGACTTCTGCACCCAGCGCCGCTGGGCTGACGGTGATAACCTCACCATTCCACAGGGGGGTGTAACCACCAAAATCACCGATAATCTTTGTTCCTAATTCCATAATAACCTCGTTTGTTTTCTCACTATACTTAATATTACCATGTGGTACAGGGTTTGTCAAGCACTAATTTGCACAACCAGCAATTAATCCTTCTGTAGCACAAGGGTCTTCAACATACCCTACGATTGCTATACACAAAAACACAATGGTTGTAATAATTATTGTTCTCATAGAATTAAGCTCCCGTCCAACGACTTGTGTAACCACCTTCAAGGATATTACCCCTTGCAAAGTTACGAGCAGGAGCAGAATAACCAGCGGCTTTCAGAAGATCACCCTTCTTGAACTTTTTGTCGTTGTCAGTGTTGACAACAAAACCCCAAACACTACCACCTTCACTGAAGACCTTGATATACTTGTTTCCAACCTTGAACTTGATCTTATCGTTGAACCGAGCGATCATATCCTTATTGGTATCACTAAGAGTCGTTCTACCCTTGGCATCAGCACATCGTGTGGTCCAGTTAAGGTAATCTGCTTTGATGTTCTCAATCAGTGCGGTCATTTCGTTATTCATAATCATTTCCTTATTTCTCACTATACTTAATAATACCATACAGAATAGGGTTTGTCAAGCAGAAAATGGCCTATCCGACCATTTTATATATGGCATCAACCAAGTTTTCCACGCCCACATCTTCCTTACGGGCAAGTTCTTTGTATTCAAACTTCCGAATCTTACCGAAAGTCACGTCATACAGGTCATTACCATTCAATTTGATTGTGACGTTGCCCCTGTTCTTGACCATGCCAGAGGACTTGAACATCAACCCATCTTCCAGAGCAACCATATCCTTGGCCCCCCAGCCAATCAGATTTACTTCCTTGAGTTGAGCGACGATTGTTTTTGCGATTTCCATGTCAATGACCTTTCTTGTTTCTCACTATACCTAAGGCTACCATACGAAATAGGGTTTGTCAACTAAAATCGAGCAGGAATCCAAGAAAAATTAGCATCATCTAGCCATCGTTCTTCACCTGTCTTGACTGATTTGATAGGGGGGAATGCGGGTTTGTGTGACATTTTTATCACACCTGTGGGAATCTCTAGGACTTCCCAGAGCTCACCATGTTCACGAACACGGTTCTTGCCGTGGTTCGTCGTGCCTGTAAGTCGAATAATCATATGAGCAAACTTCCTCTGTGCATCACCAATATACTAATTATATCAAACACAAGGGAGTTTGTCAAGCATTATTTTGCATATTTGCCTGTTTTGGGTCGTTTTCTGCCCATTTTGGCTTGGAACCTACCAGAGCCAGGGAGAGGTCTAAATTCTTTATTGTCGTCCCTCTTTGCTGTTGATCCACCACCACTACCAACATTTCTAGTTTTGGGCATTACAGTAATACCTTTGGCTGACATCTGTTGTGCCATCCAACTCTTCGCAATATGATTTTTAACCTTTTGTCTGACAAGTTTTTTGATTACCTTGTGGGTGGCCATTTCAATGTCGTCATCTGCTTTATTATTATCAACGAGGACAAATTCCTGCCGTCCAAATAACTGCTGGAATTTACCTATGTTTGCTTGCACTTTATTCCAAGAATCAATTGCAACAGATTCTGTCACATTACGATCTCGTTTTGCATTCCGTTCCAGCGCAACATCAAGAGTGGTATTGACGAATATCATGTAGCAGTCATAGCCCAGTGCTTGTAGTTTTGCCTTATAACCATTAATCTTATCATAGTCATCACCAGTGCCATCAATCACAACACCAAGACGACCTTCAAGATAGTTGTCTCGCATCAAATCGGTGGTCACCTTTGCACGGCCACGAACCTTATCTCTTGCTTCTGTCTCACGCTCACCCCGTTCTGTATTCATCTTTAGGGTGAGTCCAGCCTTGTCCATCATGGTTTCAAACGCTGCATCAGAATTGACGACCTTTAGACCAGTTCCCCCAATGGAGTACCGGACAACGTATGATTTACCGCTGCCCGGTCCACCAGCAAGGAAAAAGCATTTAAAAATGTCGGGGTCTTGTATCCCCTCTTGTAATTCTTGAAATGTTTTCATTATCCCCGAATCCTACTAACTCATTTTGTTGTCGCATAAGTGCTATCATGTATTTATGTTCTTCAGAAATTGGTTCAATTTTTCTATCTTGACTTTGAAAGCTTTGCATCTTCTTAATTCTATTTCGGGATTTGCTCATTTTATCTTCCTTTTTTTTATGATAGGTTTTCTTTTTCATGATAATTGAGTTAGTAGTTCTCCTTTCTTATTCGTCATAATCCTGACTTCCTCCGTAAAAATCTTCATTGGAAAAGACATTACCAATTTTGGTAGGTTTGGGTTCTACAAAACCTTCATCTGAATCAAAAGGTTCTGTAACGGAATCTTTGTTACACTCCAACAACATTGTGTGCTTGTTTTCACCAAATTTAAATGTATGTCTGAGAGTTCTAATTAGAAAATTACCTTTGTAGAATTTATCAAAACCATCCTCAGTAGATTTGTTTGATCCTGACTCTTTTAGATTTACTGTGATTACATCACCAGCAACAATAGAAGTATTTCCATGAACAGTCATCACTATAGTTCCCGAAGAGTTAAGATTTATTAACATGCCTCGACGAGTTTGTAACCAACTTTCTGATCTTCGTGGCTCAAAAGAGTAACGTCTTTCTTCACCATCATGAACATCAAATTGAGAATCCATTTTTATATTATCTTTATTCTTAATCGTTGATGTTGGTGCAACAAACACTGTATAATTAAAATCAGTTATTCTTCGATTCTGTAAATCAACCACTGCATTATTATATAGAGGTTGATCTTTATCCCCAGAAAAGAAATTTATGTTTTTTCTTTTGTTATCAATCTTTTTTAATTCTGGTTCATAATTAGCAAAATAATTATATCCAGTGATGGTTAAATTTTTATATATGATATCGTGTTGAATTAGTGTGGATGCAAGTGCGCCCATAGGTGCAAGTTCAAGAAAGTTTCTACTAGATTTGATTTCAAATTCAAGAATTGTTTCTAAATCTTTGGTTAATTTCTTGTCCATGTCTGGCCCAGAACTAAGACCAGGCGTATCTCCTACAGGAGCTCCAGCATCTGATTCAGTATAGGTTGCCTTCGATCCCTCAGCATACATACTCTCAATTGATCTAAAATTATGTCCCTTCATATTTTCATATTGATGAAATGTGGGTGTACCATGTTCTGAACCTACAGCTTTCAAAGTAAAGGTTTTAAACAAATTGAATGGAGTTAGGTTAGGTGCTATAATTTGTTTGATACCTGATGTGGATTCAACATACAAATCTTTTTTGCAATTTAAATCACTCTGCATGATGGTTGTGTACAACTCTGCATATGAACCTTTTAATGATCTGTTGACTTTTGTTCTTCTACTGTGGATGAGCTCACTGGAAACAAATTCTAATGTTGTAACAGTGTTATTTCCATCTGCCACTCTCTGCACTACACGAATTACATGTAACACATTCTCATCAAAATTTATTTGTAGTTTTTTCTCTTTCATGGATGGTGTAGCGATAACAATTTGTAGATATTCCATACCAATAAGAGGCCCAGCATTATTCAGACCAACAGTATCAAATATATTGATGTATCCAGAAATTGAATTAGAGTCTATACTTTCAAACAATATAATTTCATTTACGGAGACTGATAAATCAACTTCAATCCCTTCACTTGTAGTTAAGACAAGTTTTTTAAGATCAAATTGACCAGCTTCTGATAGTTTTTCGTTTGCCATTTATTAACTCTTTATAAGGCGATTATAGTCTACAACAAATTTTCCGACTTCGCCGGGATTAATCAAATTTATAAGTCTCAATTCATCTTGCCTTTTTTCTTCGTATTCAAAATTTGTAACAACTGAAGCACTTGCATAATCATCGTTAGAAGACCCTATATTGATCGTAACAGTCGTATTACCAGATGTTTGATTAATTTCATAGTGATGAACACCATTTGGATTACTATATTTGTCATTTAAAAATGACTGAAACTGATTGACATTCATAGGCCATTGGTGATAACGATCAAATATGTTATTAAGAAGAAGAATAACCCAATGTAGCTCAGCATCATCATAGATATCAAACGCAAGGCCTTCTGGTGTTTCTCCACTCTTGATTTGGTACTTCAAGAAATTTACTGTATTGTCTCGAATAACTTCTCTGACCGCAACTCTCTTTAAAAGATTAGTCACAGTTTTAGTACCACCATACTTTACATTAGTATAAGGTATTGTAGGAAATGCTTCAAAATACATATTAGAATCCCAACTCTACTGATTCTTGAGTTATAATTTCAATTTCATTAAAGGTTAAAGATATCTCTGATCTTTGGGGTGGTGTACCTTCTCCATTAGTAGCGCCCTCTCTAGCTGTCACGTTCTTTTCGTATGCAGTATATCTATCTCCACCATACTTTACCGACATATCAGTTAGATAACATGTTGAAATTCTATTCAAGAAATTATTTAAACCTGTGGATGTACCATCTTGAAAAAAGTATTCTATATCAAAGGTGGTAGGTATTGTTAACGTTCTATCTGATTGTTGACCAAATGCGCCACTGGTGTATCTTGGTAACATTGCTCTTTTAAATGCCATTATAATTGCATCTACTGATTGAGATTCTTTTGCACTTTTGGGAATGAAAGAGAACGTATATGAAAACTGTCTTCTTCCTACACCTTTAAACGCTAACTCCATTTTACTGCTTTGTATCTTGCCTGCCTTAATTGATGCGAGAGCAGATGCGCCAGGCGCAACAGTATCAATAGTTGCTAATGCCGCTTTCGTTCCGCTTTCAGCAGCACCCTTAAGCATTGCCGTGCCGGTGCCTGATAAATCTCCTTGCAAGACTGCAGCAATGGCCTTACCACCAGCCTCTGCCAGGACGCCGATTTCAACATCTTCATAATCTGATTTATATGATACCTCAACTGAAGGTGGCATATACAACTGGATCATTGTGTCAACTCTTTTTGTCGATCCTTTTAGTGTGAATGACCTTTTCTGAACCCCACCTCTACCACTACCAGCAGTAGCAGCGCCTTTTTTAAGTTTACCTTCTTTCAATGAGTGTATCATGAAAAGAATATAGTGTCCCTGTCCTGTAGAACCAACGTCCACAGGATATGCAAATCTTTTAATACCTAGTTTACTGCGAGCTCCTGCCCCTAAAGTTGGCGGTGCTGCGGGCGCCGATTGTGATGTAAATGATGCACCCTGTATGTCTGATAAATCAGCGCCAGAGTCTGGAGTAAATTTCTGAAATGCCATCTGGGGTTCCTTTATAAATATTCAAAACTATTTATACAATATGGCATACAAAGGCAAATACTCACCCAACAATCCTTCAAAATACAGAGGGAACAGCAAAAAGATAATCTATCGCTCTTTGTGGGAGCGAAAGTTTATGGTTTATTGCGATAACAGCGAGGCTATCATTGAATGGGGCAGCGAAGAAATAATTATACCCTACATATCACCTTCAGACAATCGTATGCACCGTTATTTTCCAGATTTTTATATTAAGGTCAAACAGTCTAATGGTATATCAAAAAAATACATCATAGAAGTTAAACCTAAAAAACAATGTAGTCCACCAAACCCTAAACCAACAAGAAAGACTAGACGGTGGTTTTCAGAGGTTAAAACATGGGCAGTAAATGAAGCTAAATGGAAATCAGCAAACTCTTGGTGTGAAAACAACGGTATGGAATTTAAAATATTAACAGAAGATGATTTAGGCATTCGGTATAAATAATTACATGGCTGATAGCGATTACATACAAAAAGTTCAAGATGCTGCAAGAAACAAACCGTATTCTTCAGATTGGTATCGGGAGAAGATCAAGGAATTTGGTCAACCCGGCCGACTAGACCTTATTAGGGATGGTAAGAGGAAAGGTTCGCCGTTTGGGGGAACACTGAATATGTTTGTGTATGGTCCTAAGCACAAAGCAAAACTACCATATTACGACACATTTCCTTTAGTGTTGCCCCTCGAACAATATAATGATGGTTTTCTAGGACTAAACTTTCATTATTTGCCCATACCATTGAGGATGAAACTGTTAGATAGAATGCTTGATGAGGACATGAATGTTAACTATAGTAGAATAAAAAAGATCAAGTTAATACAGCCTACATTAAAAAGATATTTAACAGGATTTACTAAATCTCAGTTTCGTAAGATTGAGGAAGATGAACTGGTTATTGCAACTTTACTTCCTGTTCACAACTTCAAGAAATCTGACGCAAAATCTGTGTGGAGCGATTCAAGGAAAATGATCTAATGGCAGTAAATACAAAAACCTTACAACAATTATTTGACGGTCAACTTGGGCCTATTGCAGTACAAGAAGCAAGAGGAGCTGCGATACGTGCTGGTAAAGGAATTTTACAAGATGCTCTAAGTGGTATATTTGGAAGGTCTTCCAGTTCTCAAATTGATAAGTTTCGATCAGAGATTTCTTCTTCTGGTACATCCAGAACTAATATGTTTGAGGTTAAACTTGCACCGCCAGGACAAGTAAACAATGCACTTGCTCAGTCGTTAGTATTAAGATGTGAAAGTATGGCAATGCCAGGCATTAACCTTGCAACCGTTGATGATAATAATATATATGGGCCAACAAGAAGCATTGTTGAAGGTGTAACATATGCAGATGAGGCAGGATTGACCTTCATTATGGATAAAACCTATGAAATAAGAAAATACTTTCAGGCCTGGATCGAACTTGCATACAACCCCGCATCGTGGAATCTAAAGTATTACGATGACTATGCTTCGGGACACATAGAAATTTATCAGTTAGACCAAAATCATCAACCTTTATTTGGTGTGAAGTTGTGGGAAGCATATCCAAAGAACTACGGGCCGATAGAATTAAGTCAGACCAATAATGAGGTGGTCAAGTTAACTGTAAACTTCAATTATAGATATTGGAGTGATATTGGAATATATGGAGCAGCTGAACCTTCATCTGTGCCATCATTCGGATTGCCAGATGTAAATGGAGTGTTGCCAGACCTATCTCAATTCCCAATTAGGCCGGCTATTCAACAATCGATAACACCTACTAGAGACGTTTCATTAGAACCATAAATTAATATTTGAAGTGAATTAAGGAGATTTACTATGGCATTGCCAAAAATTACAACACCAACTTATACTTTAGTTAAACCCTCTACAAATGAAGAACTTGAGTATCGCCCATTCTTGGTGGGTGAAGAAAAGATACTTTTGATGGCTATGGAGTCAGAAGAAGAGTCACAAATTTATAAAGCTATTTTAAAGCTTGTTCACTCCTGTACTAATGGGAAAATGGGAAACAATGACGATCCATTGTTTGACCTTGAATATGCGTTTTTGAAGATCAGAGGAAAGTCTGTTTCAGAGACAATTACTTTGAGTATCACATGTCCAGACGATAAGACAACAGTAGTTGAATATCCACTAAATACTGATGAGATTGAAATTTTAGTCGATGACAAACACAGTAAAGTTATTAAATTGGATGATGAATTTACTCTAAATATGAGGTATCCTACTGTAAGTGATACGCTAAAGGGAAATACAATAAAGAGTGATACAGAGAAAGTTTTCTTTATCATTAAGAGCTGTATTGATTCTATCGAACATAGCGAAGAGATATACAATAAGGTTGATTTCAGTAACAAAGAACTTGATGAATTTTTTGATAGTTTGACACAAGGCATGTTTAAGAAAATGCAAGTTTTCTTTAACACAATGCCTACTCTTAGGAAAGAGATTGAAGTTGAAAATCCTAAAACAAATGTCAAATCAACAATTACTTTGGAGGGCCTCGGAGATTTTTTAGGGTAATCCTTTCTCATAATAATGTTTCGATGTTTTATAGGATGAATTTTGGGTTGATGCAACACCACAAGTGGAGTATCACGGAAATTGAAAATATGATGCCATGGGAAAGGGATGTATATGTTCAGTTATTAATGAATTGGTTGAAAGCAGAAAATGAGAGAATGGAGCAAGAAAACAGAAAATTAAGTTAGGAGACTATAATGGCTCAGAAAAAATTAGAATCAGAGAGTCAATATAATGAATATGATTTGGATGGGGATGGTATAGTGAGTGATGAGGAGTTAAACATGATTAAATCTATACATGAAACAGAAGCAGCTGAGGAAAAAGCAGATGCTCAAAGACATATGGCTTGGATATCTATGGCAGCGATGATTTTATTTACGATCATTGTTATGATTCCCGGCGTCATCCCAGAGACTAGACTTAAATTGCTCGGCGATTTATCTGCTTTATTCTACATCGGTATGGCCGGTGTGGTGGGTGCATATATGGGCATGACCGCATACATGAGTAGGAAGTAAGATGGCATCTGCATCAGATTTTAAAGACGCAGTAGACGCACTGCAAAAAACAAATTCCGAGCTCGGTAGAGCGGTAGGCGACTCAGTTAAATCAGGCCTGAAAGGAGCTGCAAAAGATATAACAAAACCTTTTACAGACAGCCTTTCTGCTATTCCTGGCATGTCTACTCTGGGTGGTTTAGGTAAGACACTTTTCAACAAAAACAGCGCCAGAAGAAAAGAAAAGAAAGCACAAGAATTACTTCGTAAACAATTAGGTGTTAGTAAAGAACAATTCAAACTTCTCAAAGACGAGAAAAGTTTATCTGATAAAAGACAAGCAGTCAATGATTCGTTGATGGCGGCATCTGAAAATCTATTGGGATTTTCAGGAGAAAAATTCTCAGCCATGATGGCAGGGGCATTCAATCCAGGCATGAATAGAGTTATTAAGGGTCATGGCGAGAATGCCCACAAGACAATAACAGGGATGGATACCTTGTTTAAGGATCAGATGAAAGCGACGATATCTGGTAATAAGTTATTAGAAAATCCAAAACCTACTGCTGCAGAAACTGAAGCGGCACAAAAAGCAGAATCAAAAGCTGCGAGAGAACAATCTGTATTTCATGATATAAGAGATGGTGTTATAGGCCTGAATGATACGTTCATGCAGAAGATGAAAGAGAAAGGTTCGGCGGGCCTGGGTCTGATTGCCGCCCTAATTGCAGCTCCTATAGTCGCACTCTTAGCATTTTTCAAAGAAATAGGTTCGCAGTTGAAAATGCTTGGTATAACTGGCAAAGGCGGATTGGTTGCAAAGATGTTTGCTCCAATCGGCAAATTATTTGCCGGCATAAAAAACTTCTTTAAAGCCTTTACTGTTGTTAAAAAGATTACACCTTTCATAGATGATATAATTAAAGGTGTTAAAACAGTCCTTAAACCAATCGGCAGTTTCTTTAGTAAACTTGGTGGTTTCTTTTCTAAGATGATAAGATTTGTAAAACCATTAATTGCTGCATCGGGACAGGCCACAGGAATACTAAAGTTTGCATCGGGCTTCGGCCGGATATTAGGTAAACTATTTTTACCTGTAACCATTGTTATGAGCGCATTTGACTTTATTACAGGATTTATTGATGGTTGGGCGCAATCAGATGGCGATAGCATTGTCAGCAAATTCATTGATGGTATAGGCGGCGCTCTTAGTAGTTTGGTTGGTAACCTTATAGGTATGCCTCTTGACTTGTTGAAAGATGGTGTTTCATTTATTATGGGCATGTTAGGATTTGATAAAGCAGCTGCGGCACTTGATAGTTTCAGTTTTAAAGACTTGATTATGGATATAGTTAAGATGCCGTTCGACTTGTTGTCAAATGCAGTAGATTACATCACTGGATTATTTACAGGTGGAACTGATCTAATGGGCGACATGGGCAACATTATGGATATAGCAAAGAATTTTATTAAAAGTATTTTGAGATCAGTGTTACCAAATCCAGATGGTGGGTTTATTGCTAAACTTGCATCAAAAGCAATACCTGATTCAATATATAAATTTGCTGGACTAGACCCAAAAACAGGTCAAGAACTTCCCAAAGAAGAAGCATCTGGGCCAACTGAAACAATACAGAGCTTGGGGAACCAAATCAACAAAGAACAAATGGTCCAAGGCAAGCGTGGCATCAGCGACGACGACTTTTTGGAAAGCGTGGGTCGTGAAGATCGTGCTGCGATAAAACAGTTTAAACTGGCTGAGGAAATTGAACAAGGAAAATTGTCAACCAAAATTAAAAATGTGGTTAGTAATTTGGGGGAAACTATAGGCAATTTCTTTAGTGGGATAAAGGATAAGGTCCTTGGAATTTTTGGTGATTTCATGGTGTTCCAGTTTGTCCAAGACACTTTTGATCAATTGTTTACAACCATAAAAGCATTATTCGGTGGAGATTTTAGTTTAGAAAATTTCACTGCTCTATTTGGTAGTTTGTTAGACATTGTTTACATGCCGTTAAACCTCATCGTTAACACCGTCAAAGATATGTTTAGTATAGGCGATCCAAATGAACCATTTAGTCTGAGCAATTTTATATTTGGTCCA